CCGCCACCGGAGTAGCGGGCTGCTGGGGGAGTGCGGGGCCGCGGTCAGTCGGTGGCGAGCGTCTCAAGGCTCGTTGTGATGGCGTCCCAAGTGGACCGCCGCGGGTCGGTGATCTGGCCGCCGAGTACCTGCATGCACGTACTCTCGGCCACGTCACTGGTGGCGGCCACGCGGCGCGCGAACTCGCGGCGGCTGATGCCGGCCTCGTCGATCGTGCTGCAGGCGTCGTGGGCCAACATGCGCGATTCCGCCGTCTTGCACACCGCCTCGAGTTTGTGGTTGATGGCGTCGGCCAGGCCGAGGAGAAGTTCGGCCTCGGCGTCGGTGGCGGTGGAGATGTGGATGATGTCCCGCATAATGAGCGGAGAGTCGTTGTGGCGGATGTACCAAGCACTATAGAACGTCTCACGGTGACCAATCGCGATTGGGTGCTGGCTCTGAATGCGCCGCTCGACATCATGTTGGCACTTTCCGCCGTGCCAGTTTGCGAAGGATGAATCCAAGCGCATCTCGAAGGCGTCGTAGTCGGGGCTGACCGCCTCGAACAGAGTGCTGTAGAGGGACGCGGCGATCGCCGAGACGAAGTGCGCGATGAAGTCAGACCGGTCGTTGCCGCTCGCGTCGGTGGCGATTTTGGGGTATTGGTTCGCGACGTGTTCGTCGCTGGCGCAAATTGTGATTTTGATGGTCATGGTCAGATCCTTTCTGCCCCTGGGGGGCGGCGGTGGTGGTCATTCAGTCGCCGCGAGTGACGGGTGGCCCTCATCCACGACGTAGATATGGAGGCGGTCGCCCCGCTTGAGTTTGTAGGTATCGGGGTTGAAGTTGGTGGTCACGTTCACCATGTCGGGTCGTGCCTTCACGCACTCCAACACCGCGTCAAGGTCTTGTGACCGGCAGCACCAAACGGCGTAAGACGTTCCTCCCTCAGCACCGCCCCATCCAGATGTGAAGGTGTCACGCCCTTTGACGAAGCAGGTATGCGTGACGCATTCGGCGGCGGTTCGATCATCTTGTATGGCCCATGGAGTCAGGTCGCGAAGGCGTTCGAGTGGGGAACCCCACTGTTGTGAGTGTGTTGGGTTCGTGGTCATGGCGATTCTCCTTGGTTTGCTGCTCGCGTGGCTGCGGCCTTGCGTGCACCGCGCATCCGATTGACCTTGGCCCGCCACTTGTTGACGTGCTTCTGGGCTTTCTCCAGTTCCGCCTGCCAACGGGCGAGGTTGGCCTCGGCCCTGTCCATCTTCGCGCCGCTGGTCTTCCGCTCGGCGGTCACCTTGGCCTTGCGGAGGTTCTGGTTCCGCTGGGTGCGGCGATGTTTGCGGTACTTGCTCCAGATCGAGAACTCGTGCTTCGCGAACTCGCTGACGATCTCGGCGGCAATGTTGTCCGTCTTGAACTCCATGCTCTGAACCTGACGCCTGCCGTTCTTGATCTTGGCCGGAGCCAGTGATGTCGTGTGAATCAACTCGTGGGCAATGATGTGGCACAACGACTGGAGGGCCGTCTTCGTCGCGTTTTCATTCGCCCATGAGATCCTGGCGTACTTCCAGTTCATGCGAGGCTGCTCACGGTTGTGAGCGACGTGGACTTTGCCGCACGAGTATGCGTGGCCGTGACCGCCGCGACTCGTGTGCTGCAAAGTTAGGTCATACAGCCTCGACCGCCCACCCTTGCGTTCGATCTCCCTCAAGACGAAGTCGGCGACGAGGTTGACGAGGATCGTCGGCCAGAGAGTCGTGTTCTTCATGCGGAACTTCTGCACGTTCTTCGACAGGCCACGCTTCAGGTCACGGCCTTGATTGTGCTTGTCGATCTTCCGAACCTGACGGCGACGGTGTGCGGTGCGTGCCTTACCGCGACGGTGGAGTTCGTGGTAGGCAGAGGTGTATTCAGCATGCCGCTGCTCTTGCTCGTCAGTCCACTCCGGGTACCACCCCGGAGGATCAAGGATGTACTCCTGCTGGGGGTTGGGGTTTCCCCGGTAGTCATCGACGATCTGCTGGAGTTCCTTGGTTGTCATTGGGGTTGACACTCGGCACTCCTTTCCGCTGCGTTGGTGGGGCTGATGAGCAGGGCAGTGCTGGCGTACCTGGTTCCCTCGTCGTACCTCACCACGCAAACCTCGATGTGGGTATGCTCGCCCATGAAGGCGGTGACCCACTTGCCGCACAGGTCGAGGACCGGATGGTCTGCCTTGCCCGCGACCTGGAGTCTTTCCGTGGCAGTCGCTGTGGATGTGGTCCTGAGCCATCGTTCACGATGGCACGAAGCGTGCACACCTCTCTCGTACGTAGAGAGCACCATGTCGCCCTTGATATCTTCCGAGCGGTACAGTTTCGTACCGCAGGGCAACCCTGCATCGATCAGCCGCTGGCCCTCGATACGGATGCGGGGGTTGCCCCTATTGGCCCCGATCTTGAGTGTGTATTGCTGCATGGCAGCCTCGCTTTCTGCCCCCTCGGGGCGGTAGGTAAGTTTCGCCGGGCGGGTGGTGGTGGTGGGGATTCAGCCGCCGCGGAGTGCGCGGCGAATCGCGTCGGCCTCGGCGCGGCAACTGAATCGCACACACCCCGAGTCGGTCGGTGCGGCCTGTTGGGTGCGGGCCTCGGCGGACTCAAGATATTTGAGTCGCCGCCGCATGTCGGTAGGGCTGATGAATGTTCTGGTGCTGGTTCGCCCGTTGCGGTGGTACCAGTGGATCTCGTACTTGTTGCTCGTGTCGGTCATTGTCATTCTCGCTTTCTGCCGCTACGCGGCTCTGGTGGGTGTATGATATCCCACACACCCTGGGGGTCAAGGGGGCTGGTCGTGGAAAATCAGAAAAATGGGGGAGTCAGCCGAGCCGGATCAGGTGTAGGTCGAGCGCCTCGAGCATCAGTGCGAGGTGGTGGCCGGTGCAGTCGAGGTCGCCCCGCAGATACCGCTTGACGTTGTCGGCCGTGCAGCCGCCCTCGGCCTCCTCGACCTGCCTGGCTAGCCACGAGCGGCTCAGGTCACGAGAGGCCAGTTCGGCCAAGATCAGTCCCCGTAGACGGTGGCCGGGGGCGGTGGGGTCGGGGTGGCGGATCATCTACCACAGTCTAGCAGATCGAATAATATCTCGGAAAGTTTGGCAGTTGGGCTTGACGCGGGGGCGGATCTGCTATAGCGGCCAATATGGGCCGTCGGCCGACAATCCAGGAAAGTAAGCGGGCTGCCGCCAAACAGCGGCGCGAAGACACCAAGCGACTGAAACAGCAGTGGCTGACGGCGTACGTGGAGATTGGGTGGCGTGCTGCGTGTGCCAAGGTGGGCTGCGCGTTGTCGCTGCCGACATACTGGCGTACGCATGACAAGACGTTTGCGTCTGACTACGCGGGCTGCAAGGCATACCAAGCGGATAGGCTCGAGGCTGTGCTTGATGAGGCTGCGGCCGGGGAGCGTGACATCAGTTCGCCCCAGATGCAGGCCCTCAAGTTCCGCCTCCAGGGTCTGGAGCCCGGGACGTACCGCGATCGCGTGAGCATCGAGCAGTCTGGCCCAGGCGGCGGCCCCATCCAGATCGAGACGGGCGATGCCGGCCGCGGCATGGACCTGCTGGAGCGGTGGTGTGCAACTGACTGAGCAGCAGCAGCGACTTGCGGCAGCACGCCGCAAGGTCATGCAGGCGACCGGCCGAGAGCGGGCCGACCTCATGGCGGCGTTCCGGGCCGACCCGGTGATGTGGCTGCGGTATTGCGCGTGGACGTATCACGTCCGCGACGTGGACGAGCATGGCGTGGAGCGGCCGACGTCGCACCCTGACGTGCCGTTTGACCCCTGGCCCGTGCAGGCCGCAGCGGCCCGCACCATCGCGGCCGCCGTGGAGCAGGGCCACGACGTGGTCCTCCGCAAGAGTCGTGACATGGGCGCCTCTTGGCTTCTGTGCGGCATGGCCGTGTGGGGCTGGCTGCTGCGTGACTGGCAGGTGCTGCTGGTCAGCCGCGTCGAGGATCTCGTGGACCGCACGGGCGATCCAGATTGCTTGTATTGGAAGATCGATTACCTACTGGAGACACTGCCCGCGTGGATGCTGCCGGCCCCGGCCGCAGAGTTTGCCAAGGGCAGCGGCGGGCTCCGCCGGCACCTGATGCTCCAGCACCCACACAGCAGTGCAACCATCAGCGGCCAGGCCGCGACGGCTCACATTGGCCGCGGCGGCCGACGCAACATGGTGGTGTTCGACGAGTTTGCCGCGCTTGACAACGCCGAGGCCGCTTGGCGTTCCGCCGCGGACTGCACCTCGTGCCGCGTGGCGGTGAGTACGCCCGTTGGCCCCGGCACGCACTACGCGACACTCGTTGCGCAAGGCCGCGCCAGTGGCACGCCCACCTTGATCGAGATGCTGTACACCGATCACCCGGACAAGAGCCGCGGCGGTGAGACGCGAGTGGACACCGATGGCGGGGTCACTGGCGTCGCCGGCACCGAGTACACCTGGACGCCCTGGCTGGAGCAGCAGATCGGGCGGCGTGACCGCATCGACCTGGCGATCAACGTCTTTGCCGAGGAGGCGTCGGGCGGCGAGCGGTTCTTTTCCCCGCGTGACATTGCCCGGCAGTCTGCGAGCGTAGCGGTGCCTCGGCGGTGCATCTACGACGGCGGCAGCCTGCTCGACAGTCCGAGCGGCCCGTGGGCGATCTATGAGGAGCCGGACCCGGCCGCCGAGTACGTGTGCGGCGTCGATCCGGCGTACGGCACCGGCGCCGCCAACGCCGCGGCGTGCTTACTCAATGTCCGCGACATGAGCGTGGCGGCGGAGTTTGCCGACCCGCACATGGGCGGGCACGACCTGGCTGCAGAACTGGTCCGCATGATCAAGCACGTCTACAAGGGCCGCCGGCAGACCCTGCTCGGCTGGGAGCGTAACGGCCCAGGTGCGAGCATGCAGCACGACGTCGAGCGTGCTGGGTGGACGCACGTCTTCAAAGAGCGGACCATTGGCACGATCGACGAGGCACGGACCAAGCGTGTCGGCTGGACCTCGACCCGGCAGTCCAAGCGCGCGCTCCTGGGGCGGCTCTCTACCGTGCTCAGTCGCGGCGAGATCAGTGTGCCGAGCGAGGACACGCTTGTCGAGTTGGGCGACTACATCGTCTACCCCACCGGCGGCGTCGGCCCAGGCCGGCTCCGCTCCGACACCAGCGGCGCCCGTGAGGCGCACGGTGACCGGGTCATCGCGCTGGCACTGGCCCTGCTGCTCGCCGAGGACGGCGGGCTGGGCCCCGAACCAACCGAGAGGCTGCCCGACTATTCGCTCGGCGCAGTGCTCAACCACGAGGAGGTACTCCATGGCTAACAGTGGCTACAACAAGTTTTTAGCAACTTCGCCCGGCATGGGCCCGGTGCCCGCGGTGCCCGCGGTGCGTGGTGGCAATGTACGCACCCGACGCATGCGTGGACGCCGCCCTGCCGTCATCGCACGCAACAAGCCCAATCGCGCCAGCGGCGCCAGCCAGCAGGTTGGTGGTGGTGGTGGTGGCCCGGGCCGATGAGCGACTCCACCGACACCGGCCTGGGGGACACGATTGCCAAGGCGATCAAGGCAGTGACTCGCGGACGTGTCAAGCCCTGCAAGGGGTGTGAGCGCCGCCGCAAGGCGCTCAACAAGGCGGTGCCATACCGCCGCCGCAAGCCGTGCTCCAACTGCGGCGACGGGGCGGCCGCGCAGTCTTCCGACGATCGACCAAAGGCCGAGGCCGGCAATGCTTGAGTGGAGGCTATCTCGCTGGGTAGAGGAGTTGACGGTCGCCGAGCACTTCCGCGACCGGCACCTTGCCCACTGGGACTCGATCATCGACCGGATGGCCGGGCCCGACTATCGTGGCGAGGGCAACGAGGACGGCGACCCCGAAAACTTCGTCCATCAGTACATGGCGCTCCTGTTGCCGCGGCTGGTGTACGACAACCCGCGAGTACGGGTGACCAGTCGCACGCCCGCCGCACACCTCCTCTACGGTACGCAACTCCAGGCGGCGCTCAACACATGGTGTCGGGTGACCCGGAGCCGTGACACTATGTCTCGGATCGCAGTGGACATGCTCGCTGCGTTCGGCGTGGGCATGGTGGTGCATGAGCCGATGCCCAGTCATCGGCAGGTGGATGGCTCGCAGCCATGGCTCCCTCGCCTGTATCGGCTTGACCCTGCAGACTTCGTCGTGGACTCGCAGGCATCGCATATCGAGGACGCGAGGTATGTTGGGCATGCCTACCGGATCGACCGAGACGATCTGTTGGCCCGCGCTGAGGTGGAGGTCGGGTGGGATACAGACTTACTCGACCGCGTCAGTGGCGATGACAGCGACTGGTCAGAGCGCATGGGCGAGCGTGAGGGCCCCGATCGCGACCAACTGACCGTCTATGAGATATGGGTTCCCGAACTCACCACCGCCATGGAGGCGGTCGATGACGCGGTGGACACCGATCTGCATAACGGCACCATTCTGACCATCATCCGCGGCCAGGGCAGTAGCGACGAGCCTGGGAGCATGAGTTTCGCGAGGGAGCCGCAACCGTACTACGGGCCACGATTCGGCCCGTACGTACTCTTCGGCTGTTACTCCGTGCCCGGTGACCCGTACCCGCTCTCGCCCCTCGTGCCGCTGCTGCCTCAGATCGAGGATCTCAACGACCACCTCAGGAGCATGACGCATTCCGCGTCCACGTACAAGCGGATCCTTGCGGCCGACTCTCGCAACCAGAAGTTGGCCAACGACATCCGCGATCGCGATGACCTGACGGTAGTACTGGTGGACGGCCTGGACCCGTCACAACTCGTACCGTTTGAGGTTGGCGGCATCACGCCCCAGCAAGTCAACTACGCGGGCTTGACCCAGGACCGGCTCGACCGCGTGTCCGGCATCCACGACGCAATGCGTGGCAATATCACTGGCACCGCGACGGCCACGGAGATCAACGTAGCCGAGTCGGCTGCCGGCTTGCGGCTGGCGCACCTCAAGCGTGAGTTTTCCGAGGGTGTGGGCCGCATGATCGAGACCGTTGCCTGGTACATGTTCCAC